GTAGCAGATAATGGTTTAGTATTATCTTCTAAACCTATGTTTAGTTTTAATCCTACTTTACCTCCGGGTATCTTTGTATAAATATCGGTGTAAAATGTTTGTACTTTTGCATGGAAATTAAGGTCTACTGATATTCCTAAGTGTGCGCATATCAATATCTGTCTTTCAGTTGGAGTTAATCCAGTACCTAGCTCTGCGGAATCCTTATTAGCGAAATAAGAGCCTATACTTTTACTAGTCTCTGCTAGTTGTTGCTGCATTTCTTCGCTGTTGATCTGATCATGCACAAAAGGCGATGATCTTTTTACGTAAATGAATTTGTCAGACATAAAATTTATTAGTTAGTTATTAAGTAAAATAAAGGTAGAGATATTACTATCTCTACCTTGTGAAATTATAGACCAGCAACACATTGCAAATCAAAGCACTTAGATGCTCTTAGCATCTGAATACCTGCCGATTTAAAGCGGTGGTAAGCACTCTTATCAACTTCGTGTGCAGCAATACCTACAGCAGAATCTATACTGTTACCAGTATTCATGATATTCAATGACTTAGGTGCATCAGCCATACCTCCAACAATGATGTGCTTAAATGCACGACCCTTTTGTGCTACATGTTGGATGTTAGGATTACCATCATAATCATTATCATCAATAAATACCATACGGTGAGACTCTAAAGGAAGTCCTGATTCAGGATGTCTTGGACTCTTCATCGCAATCTTACCTTTATCGAATAGCTCATTCTTCTTTACCTTGATTATATAGCCATCTATATGATAGAAGCCAGAAAAGAAACCACCAAGCATCAAATCTCTACCTGAACCAGATACAAACTTATCAGCTACACCTGTGAAATCAGTCAAGAAGATTGCTCCTTGTGCTTTCATCATACGGTCAATGTCTCTAATACCTCCAGTACCAGTATGTAGTGTAATACTCATACCATCTGTATCAGATTGTCCAAACAATGCATCACCTATCTTGTTCTGCAAACTAGCATAGCTATTTATTGCAAAAGTACTCTTATTTTGTATTTGTTCAAGAAGACCTGATCCCCTAGGGATAATCTTACCAGTAAACAAATCCTTAAGAGCTACAGTACCGTTAGATAGACGGTTGTACCTAGAATACCAGTAAAGGTTTTCACACTCTGCTAAGTAACGATTCTCAAATTGCCACATAGCAAAGTCCATCCATGCTGTAGATTTAGCTCCTGTAGATGGATTATGAACTTCTATGCTCATCATCTTATTAGCTGCATTACCTGCCCACTCTAAAGCTGCGCGCATGAAACCCATTTGGTTCTTAAATAAACCATGACTAACCATTTTAGATCTGGTTCCTCGTGATTCAGATTCTGCTACAGCAGTATTAACTTCTACCCACAATGTACCTGCACTAAGCTCAGAGAATGGACAAAAATCATCTGCATCAGCAGGGTCAAGTTGTACAGTGTACTCATACTCATCTCCTAAAGCAATAGGATCTTCATGTACATAAGCTTGTACACCTCTAGCAGATTCAATAATTTGGTACCTTTTGATCCAGTTGTCTTTAAACCTAAGTTTAAATAAACCGTTTCCAATACCCGGACGATCTGTAGATACATAGGATGTAGAGCTAATATCACTAGCTTTATCCGTTCTTCCCATTACTGGGTAGGTAAACTGAACATCATCAAGTTCCGCTGTTGCGTTTGGTGAAGCTATGTTACCTATTGTCATCATCGAAATGGGATACTGTTTGTTGTAGTCTCCCATAATGTAAGTTAACCTACGTGTTAACTCAGAAACTTTACCATGTCTTTGATGGTAGAAGTTAACTTCGTCCAGCATACTTGTTGGGTCGAATACTTGATCTAATACTTGATACTGAAAATTTCTCATTTTTATTTTATTTACGTTTTTATTATACTTCTGCCATTGGTACCATTTTAGGTTGCTGCATGTTACTTGACTTAGGTACTAATTTTTGCTTAACTCTGTTTTTTAGTTGGTTAGCAATAATTGAATTAGCACGTCTTTCAACTACCTTAGTCAAATCTCCCTTCATAAACTTGAAGTACTGTGCTGCAATTTCATTTTCTAAATCCTTAGAGTCAAGTTCCTTATACTGTATGAGTTTGCCATCTCTTACAAATACTTGACTTCCTATAAAATCATTAAATCCTGCTTTTTGTGCTTGTGGTACTTTAATACCTGCAAAACCTTTATCTAGCATACCATTGAAACTAGTGCTAAAGTTTTGAATTACTTGTGTCTCTACAGCTTTTGCTGCTCTGATACGTTGCTCATTTTGAGCCATTTCAGATTTTTGTCCAGCTTGTAATTTCTTAAGTTCAGCTTCGCTATTTTCAAACAATTTACCTTTATCTTTAGCTACTTGAATAAGTGCATCAACCTGCTCTTGTGTATTACCACGAACAGCCAAAGCTTGACGGTATATCATTTCCTGTGTTCCTTTATCTTCTCTACTAAGTACTACAGATGTATAATCTTGTGTATTTACCTTTAAGAAATCTTCTACTTTTCCACCAGCTTGTTGGTGTAGTAGTAATTGGTACGCTAGCGGGAAATCATTTTTAAGTTGTTTATCGTAGTTCTCCATAGCTCTATCAGCTATAGTTTCTTCACGTCTAGCAACCCATTCAGGAGTGTTGGCTTTTAAATCACCATAATCTATTCCTAAATCATTACCAGTTAGCTCATCTACCTGAGAGTAAAGGTCTGTTATTGCTTCAATAGAATTGTCATTAAGAAACTTTATCTCTGCAATTGTACGCTGATCTTCTGGCTTTGCCCTTATAAGATCAACCTTCTTTATATCATCTTCAATCTTCTTGAGCTCTTCTGGTGTATACTCTGTACCATCTTCCCTTACTGTCTTTAGATCGTACTTGCTTTGAATATTAGCTAGTTCTGTTTTTTCTACCTCTGTTAAACTTTCCTCTTTACTTGTTAGTTCTTCGAGTCGTGTTTCATCTGCTGCTATCTGTTCCGCTGTTGGTGGAACTGCTGCAACCCCCGGTGTAATTACAAAAGGTACTACCGGAGGTACTGGTGCTACTGGAGCCATCGGTGTTCCAAAGCCTTCAAAGGCTGCTCCGCCTACTAAGCCTTGTCCCGAATCAGGTGCCAAATACATTCTTACATTAGTCATGATGTCAAATTTAGTTTATTAATTAGTTTATACAATATTTAGTGTGTTAATTTTTTGTTCTTATAGCAATCTTTCTGTTCTACTTCTCTCCAACTACCTTATTTTTAAGAGAAGCTGCTATTTTTTTCTGCTCGGTAGCATCTTTCATAATAGCGATTTCTTTATCTTGTTTTAATTTCTCTCTCTCATTGCTTAGTTTTCTACTATCGTTATTTTCCTTTTGCATAAGTTTTAGTCTTTCTGTAGCATTTTTTTCAATACCTGCAATATCAACAACTTCTCCTTCTGCTACAGGTGTAGTAAGTTCTGCTTTGATATACTCATTATTATCTCTTCTGTCCCACTCTGCATCTTGGCGCTCTAGTTCGAGCATGTGATCAAACTGCATATAATCTTTCTTAATTTTCTCTATCTCTATTTGCTGCTCATTCTCGCTTTCTTGAGATTGTTTAGCTATTTCCATTTCTATTTCCTCAGCTCTTTTAAGTTTTGCTTTTAGCTCTGCATAACTATCTGTAAAGATCATATCTGCAAGAGTACTAAGCTTGACTTCTTTACGTTGTGCTATCGCATTAACTTGTTGTTTTAGTAAGTCTAACTTATCCTGTAACATGGATGCTATGTCTACAAATACTCCCATAGATGAAGTAACGTAATCTTCTGAATCAATTGAGAACAGTTCCATCTTACCTTCATCTGTTCTAAATTGAGCTATCTTACCTTCCAACCAAGCAAATTTACTTAAGTCTAGTAATCCTTGTAGCTCGCTCTGTACAAACTCATCGAATGTAGAGAATATAATATCTGATACAATAGAGCTTCTAAATATAGCTTCTTGAGTAGCTCCAAGTCCATCTGATGCAGTGGTTGCTCCTTTACGTTGTCTATTAATACCTAAAATCTCTTCCCAGCCGTCTTTATAAAATTGAGCTATGCTTATAAGTTCTTTAAGATACTCATATAGACTTAAATCTAAAACACTGTATTGATTCCAAGTTCTATCTACGTCTGGATTAGACCTGTCTAGCAACAAATAACCAAGAGCCTCTGCATAGTATAAAGTTCTCTCCTCTCCGTCATCTGTAGATCCAGCAACTGTAGCCTGATCAAGAACTGCTATCTTACCTCTACTTTTTTGAATTGTTAGTTCTATCCTATAATTAATAATG